TTCTGATAAATATCAGAGCCATAGCCTGATTTGATTTGACCACTGAACGGACGAACGATGCCCATAGGGCTGTAGACCGCACGGAGGCCAAAAGGATTAAGAGTCGAAGTCATAGCTTCATCCTTTGGTTAACGTGACATTGGTGAACGCAAACCTTCGTAGCCATCCCCTTCATATACATCCCCGCCCATTTGTTTCGCTTGGTTGCGAATAAAATCGGCTGTGTCAGCAAGTTTTTGCTCTTCCTGCCGAGGCCGCTCATGGTGCGATTCCTTCATATATGCCTCATAGAGACGCATAGGAAGTTTAAACGCCAACATCTCATTAACCCCGATTAAACCAGCATATTCCCCTGTTTTAATTGAAGTATGGTCCCAACCGGGAATATCTTCAGCAAGGATAGGCTCGTAACCAAGGGAGCGACGATAATGAATAGAGTCGCGGGGGTTTGCTGTTGTCAACCAGCAAACATGGTATCCGGGAATTTCCGGCAAGTCCGGTAATGCGGATTGGTGCAAAGACATACGGAACATATCGAGCCGGTCTTGATCGGACATTACCCGATTTTCAGTAACTGGCCTATCTTCCATACCCCTAGAAGTGCGGGCTGGGTCTTCACTTTTTTTAGTGCGTAGATCTGACATGATCTTTCTCCTTACTAGGCTTTGGTCTGTCGGTCGTATTCAGCGTATTTGCGCGCATAACGCTTCCTTGTCTCAGGATCATCATACAAATTCGCATCTTTCAACGCTTTGATACGCTCTGGAGACAGATAGAATTGCTCACGGTTTGTACCAGCGCGAGGTGAGTATTCACCACGACCAGTTACCGGGGGCGGGGCTTTTTTCCTGTTCCGGTCAGATGCGCCGTCCAAGCGCTTCTTCACACGAACATCCAATTCGTCCCAATATTCTTCAGAGGATGGACTGATCCCCTTCTGCCTAGCCTCTTCTGCCCAAGCCTCATCGACTGCACGGGCAATCACAGAATCCTCGTCCTTCCCCGTCGGGTTGAACCACGAGTTATCCTGCATCCATTGCTTCGCTAACCGCTCTGTCCTTGCGTCCAAAGATGGACCAGTCTCACGAAGTTTAGGATCTGTTAACCGGCGCTTCAGCTCTTCAGCCTCCCGCGCCGCATTAATACTTTGCTCACGGAGCCGCTGGGCCTTAATGGCCTTGTCTCCGTCGCCTGTTTCAAATGCTTCCTTCAGCTGCATCTCTGCTTGCTGCACAGCTGATAAGGCTTGATTGTAGCGATATTCAGCCGTTTGGGCATCTGCTTGCACATTGCGCGATTCAAGGGCAGCAAGGCGCTCTTTTGCCTCTGCCAATTCACGCATAAGGATAAGATTCTCCTCGCGTGTTTTGCGCATATTCTCTTTTTGACGTTGCTTCTGACGCTTGCGACGTTGCTGGCGAAGATTTTCCTCGCTCCCGTCCTCGCCATCATCCTGAGCTTCACGCTGCTCAGACTCTAGGCGATCATCATCATCATCGTCTTGATTCTCATCAAGCTCGATAATCTCAATGTCGTCATCATTTTCGTCATGCTCTTCAATGGCTTGGCGTTTTTTATCGTTCATGGCACACCTCAAACATGTGCCTGTACAGCAATAGGATCGCTGTATACTTCGCCGATAATATCAAGGTCGTTGAATATCACAAACTCAACCTTTTCGCCATTTGCGCCGGGAATGTCCCGCCGCCATCTTGCACCAGCATACTTCGGAACAAAGATAAAGTCACCTTCTTTGCACCAAGCCCCCTCTGGCCACATCTCCATTGTCTGTCTATTACGATACGCAAGCGGCCCAACTCCTATGACCTTTGCTACCTGCGTATTGTCTTGCTCCGCTTCTTTAGAATAATCAGCAAAAAGTATCCCCCCTTTGGATTTTGTCTTGGGCCGACGAATCTGCACCAAAACACGCGACCCTAAGGGACGCACACCAAAGTCCACATTTGGAAATGCCTCATCAATTTCTGATGATACGTTGGGATTCACCACGGCGATTGATACCATGATCGTTGTCCTCACTTTCAGTAGTTAGAGCCGCTTCAATAGTATCCACGGCATGTTTAAGACCGGCATAATTGCCGACCATACGCCCATATTCATAGGCATCTCGTCCAGCAGGCTGTGATAAAGCGCTATGAGCCAAACTATTCAGCTCTTTTTTAAGCGCTACCACAACCCGCTCAATCAGATATAAATCATGCACACCCGCCACGTTTCAAGCCTTTCATGGACTTTTGACGGTCGTGTTTAGCATCCATAGGAGACTTTTCCCAAGCCTTCATGCTCATGTGATGCTTTTTGGCAAGTTTTTTATCCTGCATCTCGTCCTTTGCAGAACCTTCCCAAGTTTTGCCGCCTTTTTTCATCGGAGCTGGCTTGCCTTTATGTTGCGGGATAGATTCGCCCATAGCATAGCGCTTGTGCTGTCCAACTGCTTCTTTCATTTTAGTCTCCATGACCTAAACCGGTGCCGTTCCTGATGTTAGTCTTATGCCCTGCTTGTATCTCAGATGCAGAAATAAGCATAGCAGTTTGGTTGTCTTCTTGGTTGATTCTCTCACGCGATTGAATCTCAGCCGTCTTGGCAGCAAGATCAGCGTCGATCTTCTGTTTGTCAATAGCGGCATTAATTTGATCTGCCTGAGCCTTACGCTGCACATCTGCCTGCTGAGCCTGTGCAGATACCATTGCAACCTGAGCCGGATCTGTTTGATGCGGCGACAAGGACTGCATGAATTGAATTGCCTGCTGGATGACCGGCGGTACACCACCAAGGGTCTGCTGGGCAGTCATATTGACCTGTTCGCTTGTCGCGGCAAGCATACGGTCAAACTCTTGGTCAACCTCTGGATCTTTCGAATCCATCAACATGGATACGTCCATTCCAGCAGCGCGAGAGGCAAAATTAACCGTTTCTGTTACATACCACATCCCAATATGGTCTTTAATATGAGTCAAGACCAATGGAATAAAGGATGGTGCAATGATCGGGTTGCCACCCAATACCGGATTCATCATAAAGTCCAAATGCACTTTAAGATGCGCCAAATGGTCTTGATCTGGGAACGCAATCAAGCTCTTACCCATCATTGCTGCCAAATTTTCATTGACTGCATTGAGCCGCTCTGGCTGTGGCCGAGGGACTAACAGGCTTTTGGCATCTGGGATTTTTGTCCTATCAAGGATAAGCTCTTCAACCTTACGCTGATCGTACAAGGTTGGGTTGGCGGCAGCGCGGTCAGCAATGATTTGAACCTGTGCAAACCGTTGCGTTTCAGAAAAAATGTTAGGGTCTGATACAGGGATAACGTCTACCGGACCTTCAAAATCGGCGCGGCGAACAAGCAATTCGCCAGTCTCATCAAACACTTCTTCTTCATCGAGGTAGGTTTTATTGAGCCTGTGAAGGATTTTGAGCGTCTTGCCCATCGCGTCATGCAGACGCGCATGGATGGCATTGAATACTGTCATGCCCTGCTCGATCAAGGCCAGCGTTGTTCCAACCGGCAAACGATCAGGATTGTCTGACAGATCTTCAAATGTTGTGCGAACAACACCTTTTGCTGTCTCCGTCAAAAAGCCCATAAGCTGGAAGAGCGTTTGTGATGGCCCGCTGAACGGCAAAGGCATAAAGGTCTTGCGAATATCGTCGCCGTTTGGCGTCCCTTCAACTTCCAAAATTTGTGTAGGCTGAATGTTAAGAGACTGGCCGCCTTTGCTGCCGCCCTTTAACTTCAAGCCTGTTGCTGAATTTTGAATGTGAGCGCTATCCAACAACGCCCGCAATGCGCCGGTGATGGCGGCAGAAAGACCACCAATCATGTGGACAATACCGATTGGGTATGCGCCACGCCACGGCACGAAAGGCCATTCAACAATCCATTCAAGGGCTACGCGGCGTGAATCATCCTCATCCCAGTTGCGGTACATACCAAGAATTTTTTTGGACGATACGTCGATTGAGATGATATATGGTGCAATTTCGCCTTCAGAAAAATCATCTTCGGCAATTTCACACTCGATGTAGCACTCATAAATCTCGCGCAGACCATCTTCGTCGTAATAGTCTTCCTGTGTGCGGCCTTCAATCTTGTCGTTTGCCTGAGCTGCTTTTGTCTCTTCAGGGACAGCAGCAGGTGTTAGGTCAATGTCACGATAAAGGCCGGACATAACACGACGGTCAAACTCTAGTCGGGTAATGAGCTGCCGGTGGGTTTTGCGCTCTGCCGAATAGAATGACGTTGCTGCATATGGCAAATACATATCGTCGATAGGAATAAAGAACGGGCGCGGGCGCTTCAGCCTTTTGTCCCATGTCAGCTTTAAATACTGTGCGCCACCAAGTGGAACCTGCGTCAAAAGCTGTTCAAGATCCGACCGAAACTCTGGCATTTGTACAGTTAATTGCCAGTTAAAGTAACGGGATTTGCGTTTGGCTTTTTCCGCTTTTTCCTTTGTTACCTGCCCAACAATAAACTCGCGGACTGGGCCGCCGTCTGGGCCAGAGCGGGGAAAAATTTCTTTGATCGTGCGGGAAGCAAAGTCAACCGACACTTCTGTCAGGATTGGATGAACAACCTTTGAAGCGCCCTGAAACTGTGCGCCACCGGGAGCATCATTGCCCAATCCTGTGCGCTTTAAGCCTTCTTCATATTGTTTATCCCGCAGCGAACGAGCTTCTTTATCGCGCTGGACAGCATCAATAATGTCCATAGCCAAGTCGCTCATCTCATGCTCATTTAGGCTTATAGCCATATTGGCAAAAAATGCAGGATTTTCAGTTACATCATTGCCAATGGTGATTAGCAGGCCACCGTCTTCTGTTTCCTGCTCATCGCTATCCATCTCCATATCAAACTCTTCACCCTGAGTCTGACTGTCATGCGATTGATCGTTCATGCCATCCATGATTATGCTTTCCGCATTGCGTTAAGAGGTGATACCTTACCACC